GCTCTGGTGAATCCTAGACCAGTTGGATCGTCGCATGGACGATGACGTATGGAATTGAGGCAGCAACATCTGATGCACATTCCATTCCAGCGATTTACTTTCAATTGCATCAAACATCGAGACTTGAGTCTATGCGTTCGCATTTGACAACCTTGGCAAACATATGGTTTGTTCATTCTTTCACCTTCATGTCGTTTGGTCTAGGATAGCATTGGTAGCATTCACCTGTAAAAGACCAGCATAATTCAGAATCAAATAATGATCCGCATTTGTAACATGACCAAATTGTAGCATATTGACCATATGGAACGTGAATAAATTCCACAGTCATTCAAATTCCTCCAGTGTTGTTTGATTCATAGCTTGTGCGATGATTGATTCAACTTCGCCCTTGTAATCTGGATCTATTTGCGTCGCATAGTCAATCAATGCTGACGCCAGATGCACACACGCTTTCCTGTAGCGCATACGACGCATGGTTTCAGTTGCAATGTCCTCGCCATGTGCGTACTGGCGTAAGCCAATGCGTACCCACTGGCTAAAGTTCTTCATTTTGTTAGCTACTTCTGCTGTCTCTACGGTGAGAGATACCTCCTTTCTGACTTTCATCAGTCTATCCCATGCGTATTTCATACATAAAACAACCCGTACGGACGGGTGAAATATAATCAAAAACCTACGGTGTTGCTAAATAGGGGGTACTTACCCCTAGGGGTGGAGGTCGGGGACGGGTGGTTTGCCCGTTTTGCTCGCTACGCTCGCCAAGATAGGACTGCAAATGCTTAAAGGCCCAGTTATGATAGGTTAGTTTGGAGTGGGGAACTAGTCTGTCGATTCGCTAGCAGAGAAAACCCCACTCCACCTCCGTGATTATTATGGCTACAAAAAAGACAAGCATTTTTACCCTAACCGAACGATTGACTATTACTGCAGCATCAACTGAAACCTTTGCAACTATTGACCTTGGGTCATATGTTGATGTTGGAGATCGTCAAGCTCTTCAAATTCATTCAGTCGATTACATCTTCCAATCAACTAATCCATCTCAATCCGTGACTGTTGCAATGGGTAACAGTGGAGTAGTTCACTGTCAACTCACTGATTTGAACCGTGGCGGTCTAGTATTTGCTAACGATCGTGCACTGGTATCTTCCGGTCAACTCAACTTTGATACTGATGGATTCTTGACAAAGGATCTCGATCTATACCCAGACAACTTTGGCAAAGGTTCAGACGACGGACGATATGTTGTTAACGATCAACTCTACATCACTGGCCTAACTACTGCACTTGCTGGAGGTGAAGCAGTCAACATCACTGTTAGAGTAAATGCATCGATTGTTACCCTTGGTGCAAAAGACTTCATGGCAATTGCGATTCAATCAACAGCTGCTGACAACTGAGGTGAGAACCTTGGTTAAAGTTGAAGGCACGATTGAGGAACTTAAGCGATTGTTCGTTGAATCTGCAAAGAAAGAAGCAAAGGAAACAGCCAAACGTGCTGGTAAATCAGCAGTCAAAAAGGTTGTTAAAAAAGCAAAAAGAGCACCTTCTGCATATAACAAATACATGAAAAAGAAGATGGCTCAATTAAAGAAGAAGCATCCTCGTAAAGCACATAGTGCAATCTTCAAACAAGCTGCATCATCTTGGAAGAGATCTCCAGAAAGAAAGAGGTCGATGAAATGAAGCAACTTGTTAAGCCCCACGGTCAATGTTTGATTACGTCGCCTAATGGTACAATTTGGGATCTGATTGAAAATCAATCGTCAAATTGGCAGGAAATTACTGGACTAGGTGTTGCACCACAGAGATTCTTTGTATCCGAATCATACATTGATTTAGCAGGATTGTCTATGGATGATAAGACTGTCTTCTTTGATGCAATGACAGTACAAACAGGAAGTCCTCCTTTGTTAGTTGGAGCCGGTGCACAATCTAACTTTAGAGTATACGACTTTATGACATCAATCCCAATAGATCTTGTTAGTTTCGCAAGCACTCTACAATATCTTCAAGGCATTGGCTTTGGTACTACCGGACAACAGCTTAACTTTGAAAATGTTCATTATGCCAGAACACAATTCTTTTCGACTGATATTGACTTTGGTTTTCAAGTACCTCGACAAACATCATCTCATCAACATGGAAGTTTAGGATCCACAGCTTCCGATAGATTGTACTCATATCGTATTCTGTATGCGTCTATGGTTCCAGCAGCTGGTGCAAGTACAATTTCGTTGACATTACCCCCTGCTAGACACCTTGTAGCTGCAACTGTTAGAGAAGAAGCAGATTACGCTTACATGATGCGTCTAAAGCGTTCTTACGATTTGCAGAACGAACCTGACGTTGATTGATATGTTAAACAATGCAACAAAGTTTCTCGGCGTTAAAGATACAGAGATGTTGTACCGTCCTTTCGTTCAAGGTTCTCTGAATACTATAGCTACAACATCTCAAAAAGATTTCAAAGGTCATGGCAAAGGTGGGACTAATTATTGGGTTAATGACAATCGACCTACTAAGCAAGAAGCACTAGATCGAATAAACGACTTTAGAGAATCTCGAGATATTGGTTTTGAACTTCAAGATGACATTGATCCAGATCGTGAAATTGTTCAACTTCCTTGGTGGATTGTTGTTCCACTTTATACCGCTCCATATCTTGCTGAGGTCTTTATCGAAATAGATCCATTAGATAGGATAGAGGATTGATTATTATGTCTGAAGAAGAAAACCCAATTGAAGAAAAGAAAACAACAACTACAAAATTTGCAGAATGGCTAATGGCTCGCCAAGAAAGAAAAGAAGCAAAAGAAACATCTTTGGAATCTTTGATGAAGTTTAACGTCTTTCTTTCAATTGCTACATTGGTCACGGTTGCTGGAGCAACTGTTGCAGACTATGTTCTGATGGCTTGGCTCTCGCTCTGGTGAATCCTAGACCA